CGGGCGTCCGGACGGGTAACGGACGGGCGTCCGGACGGGTAACGGACGGGCGTCCGGACGGGTAACGGACGGGCGTCCGGACGGGTAACGGACGGGCGTCCGGACGGGGTGCTACACCCCGCACTCCACCCGGAGCGCCTCGACGTCGACGGTCCATAACGGGGGCGTCCACGCCGCCCCGGAGCATGCCTTACTGCACATCGTCCGCCACCGGCCGCGGGCGGCCTGCCGTAGCGGCCCCCCGCAGTGTCGGCAGGTCGTCCGCGGACCGAGCACGCCCTGCCGGTCGGAGATGTCGTCCGGCGCCGGCACTCGCTCGCGCATGTGCGCCAGCGCCTGGCGTCGTAGGTCAAGGACCCGCCTGTGGTCCAGGCCGACCACCGCGGCAATCTCGGTGTCGCCATAGCCGAGCAGGTGCAGCACGGCGACGACCCGCAGGTGGCCATCCAGTCCGGCGAGAGCCCGGGCGACAATGTCGCCCGACTCCCAGGCGCCGACCCGCCCGCGCGATGCGACGTCGTGCCCGGTCTCGTCGTGCAGCTCGTCGAGCGAGACGGGTTCATGGATGCGCACGCCGGCCGCGTAGTCCGTCCGCGCCGCCGGCGCCGCGTCGCGGACGGCGTCGACGATCGCCCCGGTCGCGCGTTGGTACAGCCAGGGGCGCAGGGCGCCACCCTTGTCGCCGTCGTATCGCCGCGCCGCCGTCAACGCCCCCAGCGCCGCGATGCCGACGGCGTCGTCGCGGTCGAGGCCGCGGTAGCGACGGACGGCCACTGAGGCTGCCCGGCGGGCGATGGACAGGATGAGTTCGGCGTCGTCGTCTGCGGTCATGCAGGTGACATCGGACCGCCGCCGAGCCGTTTGCCACCCGGGTCGGTCGATGCATGCGGCATCAACCTCACGGCGGGAGATGTACGTGGCAGCGACGGCTGGCGTGACCGACGTCGTCGTCGGGTTCCCCTGGCTGCCCGGCGATCCCGACCGTGACCGCTCCGCCGCGTGGGTACTCGGACGGTGGCTCGACAACTATCCGGGCGTACACCTGCGCACCACCGACGGGCTCGTCGCCGACGGGGCCTCGTGGTGCAGGGCCGACCACGTCTCGCACATTGTCGGGGCGTCAACAGGGCCAGTCATCGTCATCTCCGACGTCGACGTCTGGGTTGAGCCCGACGCCGTCCGCGCGGCCGTCGACGCTGTCCGCTCCGGCTCTGTGGCATGGGCGGTGCCGCACGGCGACGTCCATCGCCTAACGGCGTCAGGGTCGGCGAGGCTCATGGCCGCAGGCCCCGACGGCTGGGTGCCAGGCAACGGTGAGCACGACCAGCCGCCCTACCCCGGGTACCTCGCCGGGGGGATGTATGTCATCTCCCGCGAGGTGGCCGTCGACGTCCCGATGGACCCACGGTTCCGCGGGTGGGGGCAGGAGGACGAGTCGTACGCCCTCGCGCTGACCGTCCTCGTCGGCGCCCCGTGGCGTGGCAGCGCCCCGCTCTACCACCTTTGGCACCCGCCGATGCCGAGACGTAATCGTCGGCAAGGCAGTGAGGCATCCGTCGCGCTGTGCCGACGCTACAAGGCGGCGTCCGGTGATGCCGCCGCGATGCGTCGGCTCGTCGACGAAGGTCGGCGCCAGGCGGCGTGACGACGAAGCCCTCCGATGTCGGCTTCGTGATTGCTCGTAGATTGGTGGTGGGGCCGCATGGCCAGGCGCAATGATGACGCCCGGTTCGCCGGCCGTGACGGTGAGATCTGGCGCGCATACACCCGCGGCGAGACGCAGGAGTCGATCGGCAAGAGGTTCGGGATCACTCAGACCCGGGTCTCTCAGATCATCGTCCAGGTTCGCGCTTCCATTCCGGAGCCCGATCGTGTCGCGCTGATCCTCCGCGAGACCGAGTTCCTGGACCAGATGCGCCTGACCGCACTTGCGCTCGTGGACTCGCGTCCTATCCCGGCATACTCGAACGGCAAGCCGATCATCATGGACGACGGCACCCCCGCCGAGGATCACTCCGGCAGGCTCGCCGCCTACGATCGTGCACTCAAGGCGCACGAGAGGTACTGCCGACTGCTTGGCCTTGACGCCCCGACCCGGTCCGATGTCGCCGCGACCGTCGCCGCAACGGGCGACGACATTGAGATCGTCCGCCGCATTCGCGAGTGGCGCGGCGAGGGCGAGCCTCAAGGCCCACCGGCCGACTGAGTGCCGTGAACTACCTCTGCGACCGCGAAGGTAATCCACTCAACGCCGAGACCTTCGATCTGCGCGGGTACCTTCTGCGGATACCTGAGGAGTTCCTGCATGGCCCGTCGGGGCGCAGGGAGCTTACATGTTTAGACCCACTGCTCTGGGCATGCGTCTATACCCCGCATCTGCTGAAGTCGCCCGACGGTGAGGTCACCTTCGGGGATGTCCATCTCGGGCTCTACCGCGACGCCCTCGACCTCACCGCTCCCGCCGGTGCAGCCGGCAGCCGTCGGGCGTACATCGCACCCCGGGGCTCCGGCAAGTCGACGACACTGTTCGTCATCACGACGTTGTGGCTGGCCTGCCACCATCCGACGTTCGTTGCCGCGTTCTCCGCCAGCGCGACCCAGGCGCGTGATCACCTCCACGCCGTCCGGTTGGAGCTGGGCGGCAACGGGCTGATTCGGACCGACTACCCCGACACCTGCGCGCCGGTGCTGCGGCGCAATGGGACTCCGGTGGCCGACTCGGACTCGATGCTTTACACGAAGGCCGGCTTCACGATGGCCGCCCGTGGCATCGACACCGAGGTCCTCGGCCTGGTCGACCCGGAGAACCGTCGCCCGCAGGTCATCTGGCTCGACGACATCGAGGGCACCGAGGGTGGGCGGTACTCCGCCTACCTGGCTGAGCAGCGGCTCAAGGTCCTCACCGACGGCATCCTCCCCATGAATGACCGCGCGCACGTTCGTCTGGTCGGGACGGTGACGATGCCGGGGTCGATCATGCACCAGCTGGTCAACACCGTCACGACGTCGGAGCCGCCCACCAGGTGGATCGAAGAGGAACGTTTCGAGGTCACATACTTCCCCCCGATCATCCCCCGCAGTGACGGTACCGAGCGGTCGGTATGGCCGGGGCGATGGCCGATCGAGCACCTCCAGTCCATCCGACGCACTCGCTCCTTCATGAAGAACTTCGCCAACCAGCCGTCCGGCTACGACGGCGGGTACTGGCAGGACGGCGACATCGTCGTCGGCGATGTCCCGGCACTGACCCGACGGGTCATTGCCATCGACCCGGCCGTGACCAGCAAGCGAACATCGGACGACACCGGCATCGCGATCGTCGCCTACTCCCCCACCGACGGGCGCTGCCTGGTTGAGCACGCCGAGGGCGTGAAGTTGACAGGTGGGCCGCTGCGTGAACACCTGGCCCGACTGATCCGCAAGCATTCGGGGAAGATCCACGGCATCGTCGTCGAGGTCAATCAGGGGGGCGATCTCTGGCACGACATCCTCTACCCGCTCGGGCTGAGGATGGTCACCGCCCATGCAAGCGAATCCAAAGAGATCCGCTTCGCAACCCTGCTCGACCTCTACCAGAAGCCCCGGCCCCTCGTCATCCACGCCGACCGCTTCCCCGTGCTGGAGGGCCAGATGCTCGGCTTCCCCCGTGCGCCCCTCGACGACGTCGTCGACGCGGTCTGCACCGGCGTTTCGTACCTGATGACGCCGACAACTAAGCCGCAGGTGCGCTCCACCACGGCGCGCTACGCGTAGGGGCCAACCGGTGGTCGACGTCGGAAGACCGCATGGCGGACCGATGGCGGACGCGAGTTTGAGTCTCGCCGGCTCCACTGGAGGGGATCGGATGACCGCGCAGGATCTGGTTGACGGCCTGGTCGAACTCGACGCCGCCGCCGACGACTACACGACGGCCATGGCCTACTACGAGGGCAGGGTCGGCGAGCGGTTCGCGTCAGCCTCGTCAGCTCGCAAGGCTGGCGGGACGGCCGACCGGTACAAGGTGAACGTCGCCCGGACGGCCGTCGACGCCGTCACGGACAGGCTGATCGTCGCGTCGGCGACGGCGGTCCACGAGAACGGCGATCCCTACCCTGAGGCTGACGTCGAACTGCAGGCGACGTGGGCGGCCAACGCGATGGACGCCCAGGTCCCCCGGCTGATCCGCGAGACCTCCATCTATGGCGACGGCCACACGTTCGTGTGGCGCGACGCCGGGGATCGACCGAAGATCTCCTACAACTCTCCGCTGTCCATCCGCGTCATCTACGACCCGGAGGACGACCTGACGCCGCTGTATGCGGTGAAGCGGTGGCGCGGGCGCGACGGTAGCGACAATGCCAACCTGCTGACCCCGGCCGGGCTCGTCGTCAGGTACATCCTCGACGGCGACCGCGACGCGAAGTGGACCAACCCCGACTCGTGGGTCGAGACCGGCCGGGTCGAGCACGACCTCGGCCTGCCCGTCGTGCACTTCGCGACCTGGCTGCCGTACGGCCGCCCGGAGCATCGCGACGCCTACGGCGGCCAGGACGCCATCAATAAGCTGTCGACGACCATGGTGCACGCCGCGGAGCAGGCCGGCGCCCCCGCCCGGTACACCCTCGCCGACTCCGGCGCATCCATTGCCGGTGACCGCGCCGACTCCCTGGACTTCGACGACGAGCCCGTCCAGGACATGACGCGGGAGGGTCAGCCCAGCAAGCTGAAGGTTGGCCCCGGCGAGATCGCAATGCTCGAAGGTGTCAAGGAGGCGGGGCAATGGAACGCCTCCGAGTCGACTACCTTCATCGACGCTGCGAACTGGTTCATCCGCGTCATGGCGCAGTCCACGACCACGCCGACGCACATCCTTGACCCGAGTGGCTCCGTGCCCAGCGGTGAGAGTCGACGCATCGCCGACGCCCCGCTGGAAGTCAAGGTCGCCCTGCGCCGCGGCATCTACGGTGCGCGGCTGCGGGCAACCCTCGAACTAGGTCTTCGCGTCGCCGGCTACGGCGACGCCCACGTGCGGGTCGCCTGGCGTCCCTCCCCCGTCGCTGACGACACGGTCACCTGGGGCGTCGCCACCGCCAAGATCGGCGCCGGTGTCCCCCAGGACGTCGCCCTCGCCGAGACCGGGCTGTACGACTCCCTGCAGGTCCGTAGCTGGCTCGACGACACCCAGCCCGACCTCGACATCGCCCACCGTGCTGCCGTCCTCGCCGACATCGCCAGCGCCATCCAGGGCATCGGGCAGGGTGTCAGCCTCGGCGTCATCGGCCAGGCCGAAGCGCAGGCCGTCATCGCCACCGTCGTCGGACGGCTCGCGCCCGAGGTGGCGGCGTGACCACCCAGTGGTGGCTCGGGTTCCTCACCGGCGGGGGTGTAGCCGGGCTTGCGCTGGACGCCCGCAACTGGCTCGCGCGGCGCCGCGACGACCGGCGAGCCGCTGATGGCGACGACTGACCCGGCCGAGCAGGAGCGCGCCAAGATCGAGGCGCAGAACGCCGCGATCGAAGCCGCCGCCGTAGCTGCCGTCACCGCCGCCCTAGCCCGGCGACTCGAAGCCATCGCCGCCATCCTCACCAGCCCCATGGCGTGGACGACGGCGAGGGCGACGGCAGCGGCGCGGCTGCGGTCCATGTCCGTAAACCTCCACGACATCCTGCACGCCAAGGCCGTTGCCGGGGCCCACGTCGGCGCCGCGCAGGCTGGCCTCGCCCTGCCCGACGCGTGGATGCCGGGCGACGACCCCGCCCTCACCGCCGTCCTAGACGCCATCGAACGGTGCGCGAAGGACAGGGCCCGTGCCGTGGCGCGGACAGTCGCGGTGGCGACGCCGGATCAGGTCGATGAGCTGAAGACGGCCATTGCGGGGGTCGAGAAGGCGCCCAGGGCGTCGGCGGTGTCGGTCGCACACCGGTCGATCGCGTCGGGTTTCACTGCGGCGACGAACGAGGCCGGCGTTGCGCGGATGTGGACGGCGGAGCGGGATGCCTGCCCGGCCTGCCTGGCGTACTCCGGCCGGATAGCCGGGGCCGGTGAGGACTTCCCGGGCGGACTCACCTTCGGCGACCACCCGCTGCCATGGTCGAAGGGTGGCATCGGCGGTCCACCGCTGCACCCACACTGCAGGTGCCACCTGATGCTCGCCGACATCGACGTCTCCATCGGCCTCCAGCGCGAGGCGGAGAGGTCGGTCGCCCGCGGATGGTCGGCGTACTCGTCGCTGCCGGCTCGGCTGCGGGCCGTTGATCGACTGCTCCAATCGGGGTCGCGGTTGCCGACAACGGTAGTGACGCGTGCCCGCAGGGATCTGCGACGTGGCTCATTCAGCGACAGGCACACGCCGCGCCTGCCCTACCGCTCCGGTAGGGCCTAACCGGCCGGATGGCCGACGACAAGGAGGGCCGGATGGCCGACGACGAAGGCGTCAACGACGAGGGCAATGAGACCGACGAGGGTGTCGACGATGGCAGCGAGGGTGGCACCGGCGGCGACGCCGGCAAGGGCAGGCCGCCCGCGTACGAGGCGCCCAGTCGTGACGAGTGGCTGAGGGTCACCTCCGCCCTCAGGGATGCCAACGCCGAGTCCAAGCGACGCAAGGAGGAGCTGCGGAGAATCGCAGTCGCCAACGCGACCGACGACGAGAAGCGCGCCGCGGAGATCGCCGACAAGGTTCGGTCCGAGACCGAGTCAGCCTGGCGTCCGCGCCTCATTGCCGCCGAGGCCCGGCTCGCCCTGGCTGCCGCGGGCTGCCGCGATGTCGCCCGCTTCGGGCGCCTGGTCGACACGTCCGCCGTCGAGATCGGTGACGACGGGGGTGTCGTCGGCATCGAGGATCAGGTCAGGGCGCTCAAGGCCGACTTCCCCGAGGTGTTCAGCGAGAAGGAAAAGGGGGTCTCCGGTTCCGGCCAGGGCGGCGCGGCAAACCGCGACGTCGTCAACCCCGGATCGTCCCGACCGACCGGCAAGACGAAGACGGCATCCCAGGTGCAGGCGGATCGCCTGCTCGGTCGTCGGTAACAACGACGTATTCGTCGGCCCGTCGGGTCGACATGTAGTGGGTCAGCCCAGGTGGGCAGAGGCATCCCGCGCCAGGTGGCGAGTTATCAATCCGCCATCACGCTAGGAGATCGCCCCCATGACGCTCAATGATCACGCAACCTGGGTCCCGGAAGAGTGGGGCGGTCCCGTCCTGACTCAGGTCCTCGCCCTGTCCGCCGTCGAGGCGCTCGGTCGGCACGAGCCGATGGGCACCAACACCAAGCACGTCCCCCGCGATGGTGGGATCGGCCTGGACATCCTCGACAAGGGCGACGTCTACACCGAGGACGGCACCGAGGACGACGAGGTCCTGCTCACCTCGCGCAAGTTCGGCCGCGCACTGTCGCTGGCCGACGAGGACGTCAAGGACGCCGAGTCCCTCGTCGACGTTCTGAACGCCAAGAAGGTCGGCTGGGCCGGGTCCTTCGCGAAGGGCTTCGACAACGCCTGTCTGGCCACCGTTGGCGCGCAGGGCATGGCGGCCAACCGACCGTTCACCTCGGTCTACCAGACCGTGCGCACCGCCGACGCCGACCTCGGCTACACCGCGAACGCCAACTACGTCTCGACCGCGGCGGTCACCTACGCCAACCTGTCCGAGGCTCTCGGCGTCTACGAGGACGGCTCGTGGTTCAGCGACGCCGACACTGTCGTGATCGCCTCCCCGGCGTTCAAGCGGATCTTCCGCGACATCCTGGATGAGAACGACCACCCGATCTTCCTCCAGGGCACCGCCGGCACGCCCGACACGCTGTTCGGCTACACGTGCTTCTGGTCCCAGGGTGCTCGCACCTCGACGGCGGCGACCAACGCGCCGACCGGCAACCCCCTGCTGATCGTCGGCAACCAGCGACTGCTGATCGTCGGCGACCGGTCCGGTCCCGAGTCGTTCGTGGCCGGCGCCGACAGCGGCGTGGGCTTCGCGACCGACGAGGCCAAGCTCAAGTGCCGCGCCCGGCGCGGTTTCGCCGTGGGGCACCCGACCGGCTTCGCCGTCCTGGAGCAGACCGCCTCCTGACCCGCATCTCCCTAGGGGTGCCCGACCGGATCGCGGCATCCCTAGGGAGGTTCGGATCGTCCCTTGATGATCCATCGCTCAACCGACCCGGAGGGGCAACGTGTGGGCTACAGCTACTGACGTCCTGGAGTTGACGGGCGTCGACGTCACCCTCACCCCGCACCTGGCTCAGGCCAACGGCGACATTGAGATGCACACTGGCGTCCTCGACACCGCCGTCGTCCACACTCGCGACGCCGAGTGGCTGCGGCGTGCCACTGCCTGGCAGGCGGCGTGGCTGGCCGGCCAGCCCGGGCACGCCGAGCGGTCGACCGTTACGTCGGTGAACCAGGATGGCCTGTCCGTCACCTATGCCGACCAGGCGTCGATCGTTCTGGCCCCCAGGGCCCGGCGCGCAATCCGCAATCTGTCCTGGATGGGGTCGCGTTCGATCCTGCCCGGCAACCGGGCCGCCAGCGCCATCAACCGCTACAACGTCGTCGACCCACCCGACAGTGAATGGTCGGGGATTGGGGATGTCCCATGACCTACACCATCCCCAGGGTCAGGGTCGCCTGATGCTGTTCCACCCGACGACAACCGTCAACATCCTGCGCGGTACGGCCACCAATGCCCTCGGTGACGAGGTCGATGGCAGCGGCGTCGTCGCCTCCGGAATCCCCGCAAGTGTCACCGAGTCCCGGAGGACCGTCATGACGCCGGGCATGGACGCACCGCGGGTCATCCGCAGCTACGCCTGTCGCCTCCCCGCCACCGCCGACGTCACCGTCGGGGACCGGGTCAAAGACAACGGCACCGGCGTCATCTACACAATCGACTCGTCGACCAGGGGGGCGACCCTTGCCGGGGGTCGTGCCGACCTCCGGGTCGACCTGCGGAGGGTGACCTGATGGTGTCGGCCAGGGGCGGGAAGTACGGCTTCGTCTATCGCAGCCGTCAGGACGTCTACCGCGCCCTCCGTCGCCAGGGTGCGACCAAGTCGAAGGCGGCGCGGATCGCCAATGAGGGTGTCACGAAGGTGGGTCGCAAGGTTATGGCACGCAAGGCCGCGGCGACCCGCCGCGCCCGGCGCAGTCGGTAGGGCATTCCCGCGCCCCCTTTCCCGACGTACACCACGTAAGCCGGCACGGGTCGCAATCGCTTGGTAGACAGGCGGACCCGCCGGTGTCCCGATGCCGTAGAGGGCGGGGTGGCGAGATGGGCTATCGGCCCGTCACCGACATGGTGGCGCAGGCATGGCTGTCATCGCTGCCCGGACTCTCTGCCGGGATGGTCGGCGCCACGCTCCCCCAGGGTGATTCGTGGGCGTCGACCGGCTTCGTGCAGGTCACTGTCGTGACCGGGGCTGTTGATCCTTACACCGGACTGCGTGCGCCGCAGGTGCAGGTCGACTGCTGGGCGCGCAAGCCGGAGTCGGCGAAACCCCCGTGGCGACAGGCCAATCAGCTCGCCGAACTCGTCGTCGCCGCCACCGTCAACGGCACCGGCCAACAGACGATCCTCGACCTCGGCGTGCACTACGACGCCGCGAGAGTCCTGTCCGTTCGCGCATTAGGCGAGCCCCGGCGGGTCGTCGACCCCGACGGGTCGTACGCCCGCTACAGCGTCGACCTCGGGGTCACGTGGGTCCGCGCCGAGACGGGTGCGATGTAGGTGGCATCTCGATAGACGTTCCGACGCAGGACGATCCGGCCCAGGTGGGCCCCAGCAGTAGCCAGGTGGCGACCCAATATCAAGGAGTAACGCCACATGTCTGTCACCGCTGCAAACCTGGTGCAGGGTCCGGCAACCATCTACTACGGCGCCTTCGGCGCCACCGAGCCGCTCGACACCGCGGTCGACACCGCCCCGAGCGACGCCGTCTGGACTGACGTCGGCGGAACCACCGACGGCGTCAAGATCAGCATCGACCAGAAGTACAGCTCGATGGACGTCGACCAGGTCGTCGACATCGTCGAGTCCCGCCTCGTGAGCCGCGAGATCACCATCGAGACCAAAATGGCCGAGGCAACCCTGGACAACCTGGCCCTCCTGCTCAACGGCGGGACGCAGGCCACCGGCTCCGGCTACGAATCCCTGACCCTCGCCGACACCGGCGCGGGCGAGTCCCCCACCTACCACGCCCTGGTCATTGACGGCCTCGGCCCCAACGGGGTGCGGCGCCGGATCATCATCCGCAAGGTGCTGCAGGTTGACGGCGTCAACCTCGACTACACCAAGGACAAGCAGACCGTGTACTCGGTCAAGATGCGCGCCCACTACGTGTCGGCATCTGTCAAGCCCGTCAAGATCGTCGACGAGGCCGCGGGCAGCTGACCATGGCGCTCAGCGTGACTCTCGCACCGGGGTGGAAGGACGCCCTGGTGCGAGAGTCGCTGTCCGAGCGAGAGGCTGCGATCAACCGCGCAGTCTCTGCGGCGAAGGCCATCTGCCCCGTCGATACCGGACGCCTCGTCGCCTCCATTGAGGGCGAGGTCGACCCCAGCTCGATGGCGATGCGCCTGTCTGCCGGCGATGAGGCCGAGGTCAACTACGCCGGCTATGTCGAGCTGGGGACCAGATATATGGCCGCCCAGCCGTACCTTCGCCCAGCACTAACCGCAATCGACCACTAGCAGTAGGAGCAGCAGATGCCGCCCAGCAAGCGCCAGTCGGCGTTCGAGACCCCCGCCTTCATCAACCTCGACCAGATGGCCGAGAAGGTCGACAGGTCCACCGTTCACCTGTTCACGCTCAACGACACCGAGTACCGCATCCCGGCCGAACCCTCCGCGGCGCTGACCCTCCGCTACCTGCGCATGGTGCAGACGCAGGGGCAGGAGACGGCGGGGGCCTGGCTGCTCGAAGGCATGCTCGGTGCCGAGGCGTACGAGGCGCTCATGTCGTACGACGGTCTGACGATGGGGATGCTGTCCGCCGTCATGGCCGCCGTGCAGAAGCATGTGGCCGGTGCCTCCGAGCGGGTGGCTGGCATCGGCGGCCCTTTGGATTGATCGTCAGGGCGAGTCTCGGCCTTGACGGTCTGCGTGACCGGGTGGAGCAGGTGTTGTGGGTCGTCGAGTACGTCGACGACCTCGACGCGGACTTCCTTGCCATCTACGGTGTCGACGACATGCTCGCCCTGAGCGGTCGGAGATGGCTCACCCTGGCCCGCAGGCTCGATGCCTACGAGGGGGTCATGGCGAGACGACTGCGGGACCTCTCGCAACAGCCGGGGGGGGCGGCCACGGCCACGACGGCGACGGAGGTTCGCACCGATACCGCGCTCGCGGCAGTGATCGACCTCGGGTAGCAGCGCAGGGCTGGATAGCCCGCAGCGGTACGGCTCGCCAGGTGGCGGCGTTAGGGCACTCACGCCAGCCATTGGGGCCACCATGTCGTTCAAGATCGCCGATGCATTCATCGACATCAATGCAGACCTCACCAAGGCCGACGCGAGGCTGCGGGAATTCAGCAGTAAGCGCTATGACGTCACGCTCAATGTCGCTACCGCCGCCATCGACGCACAGTTGCAGGAGACCCGCACGCTACTGACGCGCATCGCCGGTACGATGACGGCTCGGGTCAACATCAACAACGCAGCTACTGCCATCGCGCAGCTGCAGAAGATCCAGGGACTACTAGAAAAGGTCGCCGGTACGACGACGGCTCGAATCAGGATCGACTCGACGGCTGCTACCACCCAACTCCGCGCAATCCAGGGACTACTGGAGAAGATCGCCGGCACGACGACGGCTCGGGTCAACATCGGCCCCACAACCGCCGCCACCGCGCAGCTGCAGAAAATCCAGGGACTGCTGGAGAAGATCGCCGGTACGACGACGGCTCGGGTCAACATCAACAACGCAGCCACCGCCATCGCGCAGCTGCAGAAAATCCAGGGACTGCTGGAGAAGATCGCCGGTACGACGACGGCTCGAATCAGGATCGACTCGACGGCTGCTACCACCCAACTCCGCGCAATCCAGGGACTGCTGGAGAAGATCGCCGGTACGACGACGGCTCGGGTCAATGCCGACACCGCAGGGGCGGGGGTGCAGCTGGAGGCCATCCGTGAGCAGTTGCGACGGATCGGCGGGGTAACCACGGTCCGGGTCAACGCCAACACGGCGGGGGCGCTCGGCCAGGTAAACGCGCTCAGCTCTGCACTGTCCCGCACCGGATCACGGGCTGGCATCATCGGCCTGATCGTTGGCGGTGTAGCCGCCATCGCCCCCGCCGCACTAGCCGCGGTCGGGGTCGTCGCTGGCCTCGGAGCTGCGATCGCGGGAGCCCTGGGCGCCGTCGTGGTCGGACTGTCCGGCATTGGCGGCGCCGTCAAGGCGCTCGGCGCCACAACTAAGGCATCGGGGAACGCATCCGCTGCCGCTGCATCGCAGCACAAGGCTATGGCATCCGCCATCACCGGGGTGCGGGACGCCCAGGAGCAGCTCGGTGACGCGCAGGCGTCTGCGGCGGCGTCCGCCGCCAGGTCGGCACGGCAAATCGACGACGCACAGCGTGGCGTGGCCGAGGCTTACCAGTCGGCCGCTGAGGCCGCGGAGGGAACAGCGGGGCGGGTCGCCGACGCCGAGCGTCGGATGAAGGATGCGGTGCAGTCGGCTGCTGAGGCCGCGGTGCAGTCGGCCCGGCGGGTCGTTGACGCCGAGCGCCAACTGGAGGACGCACAGAAGTCTGCCCGTGACGCTCAGGAGGCGCTCACCGATGCCCGCCGCGAGGCCGCCGACCAGCTCGCAGACCTGCAGCGACGCACCGAGGACATGGCCCTCTCCCAGGAGGGCGCGCAAATCTCTCTCCTCCGGGCACAGGAGGAGCTCACGGCGGTCAACGCCGACGCTACGGCGTCAGCCCTTGACCGCCGTGAGGCTGCCCTGCGGGTCGCCGAGGCGGAGCAGCGCCTGCAGGAGGTGGGGGAGGACTCCATCCGGCTGGCGCAGGAGAAGGCGGAGGCCGACCGGGCTGGCATTGGGGGGTCAGACCAGGTAGTTGCCGCACAGGACCGGATCCGGGAGTCGGCCGAACAGGTCGGCACGGCCGAGCGGGCGGTTCAGGATGCGCGCCAGGAACAGGCACGCCAGGCGATGGATTCCGCCGAGCAGATCTCCACTGCCGAGCGTGGCCTTGCGGATGCGCGCCGGGATCAGGGTAGGCAGGCCGTTGAGTCCGCGGAGCGGGTCGCAGACGCGCAGCGGGCCGTGCAGGACGCCGTCACCGCCCAGGCGGAGCAGCAGCGGCAGTCAGCCCGCTCGGTCGCCGACGCCCAGCAGGCGGTCGTCAAGGCGCAGGAACAGGTGCGTGAGGCATCCCAGCAGGCCGGAGATCAGGGCTCCGCCAGCGCGAACAAGCTGGCGGATGCGATGGCCGGGCTCACCCCGGCCGGCCGGGAGTTCGCGATCTTCCTCCGCGGCCTCATCGACGGCCCGCTGCGGGAGTTCAAGGCGGCCGGACAGGAGAACCTCCTGCCGGGGCTACAGGCAGGGCTTGAGGCGCTCGTCCCCATGATGCCTGTAATCACGGCGGCGTTCGCGTCGCTCAGCAAGACCACCGGGCAGGCCCTTGGCGGGATGATCCAGATCCTAGGCGCCCTGGCCGTCCCGTTCGCGGAGTTCGCTGACGCGGCACTGAAGGGACTCGCCCCGCTCGGGCCGGTGATGACGAAATTCGCCACCGACTTCGCGGCCATGACCGCCCGGGTCACCGCCGACGACACCCTCAAGGCCGCGATGGCCGCGATCGTGGAGATACTGCGGTCGCTCATCGGGTACCTGCCGACGCTGATCGAATGGGGCCTGAAGCTCCTCATCGTCATCGGGCCCCCTCTCGCCAAGGCGTTCGACGCCCTGCTGCCGGCGATCGTCGAGCTTGCCAAGGCGCTCGGCCCGCTGCTCGCGGGGGCGCTGGGGACCGTCACCTCAATGCTGACATGGATGACGAAGGCGATGGCCGAGCACCCGGCGGCTGCGCAGGCAATCGTCGCTGGCCTGCTCGCCATCTCGGCGGCGGCGGTGACCCTGAGGCCCCTTGCGGCCATCTTCAGCGTGTTCGCGATGCTCGCCGAGGTTAACCCCGTCATTCTCGCCATTACCGCAGCGATCGCCCTGCTTGCCGGTGGATTCACCATGGCCTACCAGCGGTCGGAACCATTCCGCAACGCCATTGCGGGAGTCTGGGAGCACCTGCAGCGGGCCGGCCAGCTCATCATGTCGACCGTCATGCCGTCGCTGCGGACACTGTGGGAGACCATCGACAAGCAGGTCGTCCCGGCCCTTGCCGAGTTCGGTACTGCTATCGCCCCCCTGATCTCGTGGCTCGTCGACAAGCTGGCGCCCGTCGTTGCAACGACATTCGGCGCGATCATCAAGGTGATCGACGGCGCGATGAAGGTCCTGACCGGGATACTCAAGGTGTTCACGGGGATCCTCACTGGCGACTGGTCCAAGGCGTGGGACGGGATTAAGCAGATCCTCTCCGGGGCCTGGCAGGCCATAAAGGCCGTCATTGAGGCGGCCCTCACGAACATGCGGGCGGCATGGTCCGCCGGGATCGAAGTCCTTCGGGCCGACTGGGCGCGCATGTGGGACAACGTCCGCACCGCCGGCGCGGCGGCGTGGAACTGGGTCAAGACCAACGTGTTCGACACGTTCGTCAACGGACTCAAGGTTGTCGGAGCAGCATTTACGGCGCTGTGGACACTCTTTGTCAAGCCCGCGTTCGACAGCATCAGGGCCGGAGCGCAGGCCGTCTACGCCTGGGTCAAGGCCAACGTGTTCGACAACTTCGTCAACGGGCTCAAGGTCGTCGGAGCGGCATTTACGGCGCTGTGGACCAACTACGTCAAGCCAGCATGGGACAACATCAAGTCCGGCGTCAGCACGGCGTGGAACTACATCCGCGACAACGTCTTCGCCAAGATGTCCAGCGGCGTCGCAGCGCTCGGAACCGCCTTCGCCAACGCGCAGAAGGCAATCGGCCAGGCGTGGGACAAGGTCAAGGAGGCGGCGCGGGCCCCCGTCGCCTTTGTCATCAACTCGGTGATGGCGCCGCTCGCCAACGCGTGGAACTCAATCATCTCCAAGGTCGACTCAAAACTGACGTTCCCGGTACCCCGCATGGCCACGGGCGGCCGGGTGGTCGGCCCCGGGGGTGACACGTCAGACGACGTGCCGACGATGCTGTCGAACAATGAGTGGGTGATCCGGGCGAAGGCCGCCCGCCAGATCGGCGACCGCGGCATGGCCGCCATCAACAACGCCGATCGACTCGGCCTGGAGGTCTCCGGTGACCCCAGCTTCACCACGATCCGGCCGAAGGGGTACGCCGACGGCGGCAAGGTGGGGGCGGTCCAGTCGTTTATCCGGTCCACGGACCCCCTGCCCTACGTGTGGGGCGGGGTCGGCCCGAACGGGTACGACTGCTCCGGCCTTGTCGGGGAGGTGTGGGCGCGGCTCACCGGACACCCGTCGTACCGGCGGCACTTCACCACCCTCAACGCGGTCGGCGTGGGCGGGTTCAAGTCCGGTCACGGGGCGTTCACGATCGGCCTGTCCCCGTCGCACGTGGTCGGGAACCTGGGCGGGCTGGCGTTCGAGGCGGCCAGCACGAAGTCGGGGATCAAGGTCGGTGGCAGCGCGAAGTCGGTTGACTCGATGCCCTCGCAGTACTACTTGCCGCAGACGGGCGACGGTTTCGTGGGCGGCGGCGGCGGGTCGTCCACCGGCGGCGACGGTGGGTCGTCGTTCTCCCCACTGGAGTTGGCGAAGCAGGCCGCCAAGGCTGCCATCGGCAAGCTGACGGACGGGTGGTGGAGCGGGCTCGGTGGAATGGGCTTCTTTGGCGATGCCATGGTCGGTGTCGGCAAGAAGCTGGTCACCTCCGTCT